GTAAATAATATATGATAAGCACTACTGAAACATTAATCAAAGAAATCATAGACTTAGCTGTTAATGATCTCAAAAACAATCTTTGGCTAGTCGAGGATATTCTATCTGATTTTATTGAAAACCCTATCCTTTCACGTAAATTCGGCATGAAGGAAATTGACAGGTGTAAGGAGTGGCTAACAAACAACAAAATTCACTATTTTCAAAAACTTAGACAAGATTCTGAGCAATTTCCATGTGTTACAATCTCCATGGGAGAAAGTTTTGAGGATAAGTCGTTAACTACGCTCGGAGATGCTACGATTGATGTAATTGAATTAGACCCCTCTAGCATATCAAAACCCATTGCATACATTGTAAAGCCTTTTCAGGTTGTCAGTTATAATCAAGCAACCGGCATAGTTAAAATACCAAACAACACTGACGGGGCTAAGTATATTTCAGAAGGCCAAATTGCAGTAGACCCAGAAACAGGTAACGGGTATGTCATTCTAGAGAAAAAAAGCAGCACTACATTTAAAATAGAGCCAGGAACAGAGCTGGATGTTGATAGTTTGGCTATTATCCCTAAATATCAAATGTACAGGGCCCGCAGAGAGGGAATTATAACCCAGGAAACCTTCAATATTGGATGCCATGTCCATGGTGATCCATCCACACTGCTATTCCTTTTTGCTATTGTTAAATATGCCCTATTGCGCTATAGAGAGGGCTTGCTAGAGTACAACAATTTCCAGCTAAGCTCCTTAAGATTTTCAGACATGATCAAAAACGATGCTTTTGGTGCAGACAACGTCTATTCACGTTTTGTTGTGTTGTCCGGTCAAGTAGAGGAAAGTTGGCTAAAAACCCCATATAGAGTCGTGGAAGCTATTGATTTTACTTGCAGGGAGGCCCTAGACGGTAGCATAGGGTTAAATATCCTCTCTAATCTTGATACTAGTGAAGATACGGACGAAGCAGACAACGGCGTTTGGCGAACTAAGAAAGACAATTAAAACAATCTTATACCTATGAAATATAAAGAACAAGAATTAAAAATAATAGCCAAAAGCCTGTATAAGTCGGTTAAGAAACGTCTAAGTGATGAAAAACACATAATTAATGACTTCATGGATGCCGACTACATAGCAGAAGAAAAGCACAGGGTTAAGCCTTCCAAGACAAAGAATTTATGGAAAGAAGAGAAGGGAACCAAGAAGCTAAAGAAATTTATAGAAAAAACAAGAAAAACTTAATCTTTACACTATTGAAACTTATGAGGAAATGCTATGTCTGAAAAATTTTACACCGCTAAAGAGATGGCCGTTGCTGCTCTTAAAAAGTATCAAGAACTATGTGAAAACAAAGACTTAAGTAAGGCCAACACTTCTCACGAAATTGAAGGCGGCGAAGAGCCTAACATTGAAGATGCTGAGTGTCCTGAACAGCTAGCCGCTGAAGGTACCGTTGGCATCAGTTCCAAGCCCAAGAAGAAAAACCCTGACGGTAGTGATTCTGAAGAAGACGAGGTAAGCGAAGGCGAATCTCAAGCTATGGAAGAAAGTGCTAAGGAAGAAGTCGGCGAACACGAAGACGAAATGCACGAAGAAAAAGAAAAGTCTGAAGAGTCTGAAAAGTCTGAAGAGCCTAAGAAAGAAAATAAAAAGCCAGCCTTCATGAAAAGTGAAGCAGCAAGCGTCAAGCCACTTAAGAAGTTCATTGAAAAGATGGAAATGAAGAAAGCCATTGTTGACGAAGGTAAGAGCGACAGTGATAAGGTGAAATCACGTAGTGAAAGAGGGAACCATAGTATCTCCAAAAAGATTTATGGTCAAGATATTGGAATAAATAAACCCATTTCAGAAAAGGGAGGGGTTTCTCACGTTGGGCATTCGCTAAAAGTTGGTAAAAAACTTTTACCAGGAAGCTCTAAAGACATTGAACACGACGCAAAAAAGTACCATAAAGGTGTTATTTCTGAACAAAAAGGAATGAAGAAACCCAGCCTTCCTAAGTCTGAAGAAATGAATAAGTCCAGTAAAGTTGAACAATTCCTTGGTGTTGAGAAAAAATAATGGCTAAAAGAGAAGAAAAAAACACATTGCTAGAAGCTAAAGAAATGCGCAGGCTTGCTCATGAACAAAAGCAAGTCTCTGTTAAAGAAGACACTAGGGAAGAGTTTCGTAAGTTTTTTGTAAAACTAAAAACTAAGTACGAGTTAGACGGGAAACTTGAAAATGTAATGTGGCTTCATTTTAAAGCCGCTGGTTTTGACAAAAAAGAAAAATTCCAAGACGGTGTTTTTCATTTTGGTCTACGATAGAAAAATTTAGATAGGAGATATATATGGTACAAAGAGTAACTACTTCATTCGGGACTTTCACTAAACCTGGCTTTTATTACAAGCAAAGCGTAAAATCTAACCCAGTAGGGGTCGCAGTTAGCGGTAATATCGTTATTATCGGTGAATCTTCTGGTGGAGCAAAATACACTGAAGAAACCCTCAAGGACAACTCCTTCTCTCCAGACCAGTTGGACAGGGTTATTGATAAATACACCTCAGGCCCTATCGTAGATGCATTTAGAGCCCTATCAAACCCCTCTTCTGACGCCAACATTACAGGTTCAGCAAATAGGATCTTCATCGTTAAAACTAACGGTGGTACTCAGGCCACCCATACAATTGCTAACTCTTACGGCTCTCTTACAGATAAGAATTACGGTACTGACGGTAATAAATACTTTTACCAAGTAACCTCTGTTCAAGATGAAACCGGCGCAGCCCATGAGGGCAGTGTAATTCCAGGCTACGATGTTGCCTTGACTGGTGTTGAGTTTGCAGTTAGAGTACAGGGTGGAGCGTCAATTGCAATTAACGTCTTTACTGGCGCTTCAACTGATTACGACACCAGGAGCGAAGTTATCGCTCTTATTGATGCCGCATTGCCCGCTGGTCTTAGCTGCGTAGCTGGGACTGCCGCCAATACTATTCGCATCGAGTCAGACCTAGATAGTCTTGCTAATCGCAAGGGTTATTCTAAGGCTTTTGAGCTAATAGACAGTACTCTAGGCGACCTAGCCGCCCTTGGTTTTGATGCAGGTCTTTATACCTCCTCTGCCGAACCCAAGTCTCAGATTGATATCAAGCGTAGTGATATCAATCTAAATGAGTCTTTCGTTTCTGAAGCCGCTGTTGCTTTCGGAATCGGTTACGAAGGAACTACTGCTGTAATGACCATTAGCGCCACTTCCTTGAGCACTACCGTAACTGGTGGCTCCGGTGCTAACCTTTCACTACAACTATCTAACTACCCTACTGTTAAAGACCTTTCAGACTTCATCAATAGCCAGACTGGTTATTCTGCAGATGTGAATTCAAACAGCACTCAATCTTCTCCCTTTGATTTAGATCAAGTCATTGCTTTGGGTATTGCCAGCACTGATTCTGACATTACACCTGGCAAAGTTAAGCGTTCATTGGCTAATTTTGAAACTGGCATGTTGAATGCTTCTAGGCTTGATTTTGAAGCTACAGCGACTGCCGGACTACCTGACGAAACAGCATCTGTTAACTATCTAGTCGGTGGACTAAGGGGCGCAACATTGGCCGCCGATGTTGTCGGTGCAGTAAATATCTGTGAAACCGTTGATATCAACTTTGTATTGCCACTGTTCTCAAGGAACGCATCTTCAGACATTACTGATGGTTTAACCGATTCTGGCTCTACTTATACTATTGCCGCAATAAACGCATTGGTTAAGAATCACTGTTTAAAGATGGTTGATCCACATATCAAGAAACCACGCCAAGGCGCTTGTTCCTTTTGGGGAACTTATTCTGAAGCTAAAGACGCAATGGCACAACTAGGTGGTGGATTGTTTACTCTATGTTTCCAAAAATCTTCACAAGTTGACGGTTTTGGAGCGATTGTTAGCTTTCAACCTTGGCACACTGCCTGTATTGCCGTTGGTATGCAGACTGCTGGTTTCTATAAGAACATTGTTAACAAATACGCCAACGTAATTTCCTTTGAAGACCCAAGCGGTTTTGATTCTGGAAGTCCTGGAGATGTTGACGATGCACTAACCGCTGGCGGGCTTTTCCTTGAAAAAGACACCTTTGGTAATAAGTGGGTAAGCGATCAAACTACCTACGGTTTTGACGAAAACTTCGTCTATAACTCACTACAGGCTGTTTATACATCAAACCTAGTAGCCCTGGACCTTAACGATAGCTTCCAGAGAGCGTTTATCGGTCAATCACTTGCCGATGTTGACGCTAGCACTGGTCTATCCTTCCTAGCCTCTAAAATGGATGTTTACAAGAAACAGAAATTGATTGGCACATCTGACGATGCACCCGCTGGTTATAAGAATGCAAAGATCGAAATTCAAGGGCCTGCCATTTATGTTTACGTTGAATATAAACTAGCTACAGGGCTTTATTTCGGAATTCTTGATTTGAAAATTTCTCAAATCAGCTCTAGCGCATCACAATAATAAGTAATTAGGAGTTTATATGGCTAAGTCAAAAGTTTTTAATGGTGCTCGGGCCCTTGTATATGTAGACAACGTACTCGTGGGTTTGTTTGATTCATGTAATTATTCGGTAAATATCGGTGCAGAGGCTATCCACACCCTAGGTCGATTTGGGCCCCAAGAAATTACCCCCACTTCTTATGAAGCTGTGACAGTTAATTGCTCAGGATTTAGGATCATTGGAAACGGTGGACACATTCTACCAAAATTCCCCAAGCTTCAAGATCTTTTGAATCTAGAGTCAATCACCCTAGCTATGACCGATAGGCAATCTCCTGCCGGTTCTGCTCCAGTTATGACTGTGGAAAACTGTATCCCTATCAGCTACGGGACAGGCGCTCAGGGTAAGGCTACCGGCCGTATCTCTGTAACTTACATGGGAACTAACGCTACAGATGAGTCTGGACCTCAGTCTGAAGGTGGAGCTGCCACTCTTCCTTAAGCCATATATCACGGTAGTGTTATGAAAAATGAACAAATATTTGATCTACTTAAGGAAGTTAGAGAAGATCAAAAAGAGCTTAGAAATTCATTATCAGAACACCACGCCACATCTGTTGGTAACTCTAAAGAGTTGGGCTATTTTAAAGAAAACCTCAACAAAAACAACCTGTTACTAGAACGCCTCACTAAAACCGTTGAATTACATGAGATGCGCTCTACTAGCTTAGAAAAAATCGTAAATGGCTCCAAAAGCAACATCGGTCACTCTGATAGAATATCAGCCCTAGAAGTACCTGTTAAAGCCAAGGACTACTGGCTTAAATCATCTGTAAAATGGTCAGCACTAATAGCCAGTATTATCGGTATCTTAGCTACAATAGCTAAGGTGTTGGGGCTAATCTAACAATCCCTTAAATTACAATCTTTTACTTGGGACACTAAGGGTAGTGTTACAGGGGTTTTATGGCTATAGAGCGCAGTTGGAATGCAGTTCCAACACGTTTATTTATTCAAAATGGTGGAGCAGACGGATCTATTATCCTATCTACTGCTTCTGGATTTAGAGTAAAGCAATACGTAAAAATAGAAAGCTCTTTAGTTTCTTCTGTAATACTAGAAGTCAAAAAAGTCATATCTGAAACTACAATCCTTGTAGGTCCTAGAGATAAAAACATAAACTCTCGAATAGACTTAAGTAATTTTTTAATTACCGATTCTGCCACTATTTCTGCAGAAGAGCAGAGAAAAGTGGTAGTACCTAAGGATGACCAGGGGTTTTACACTTATGAGCAGGAGCCTGTAGTAGCCAGGCGAGTTATAAGTGTAGACGAATTTGGTAACTTTTACAGCACAGAAAACCCACTATCTGTTAGGTTATCCGACGGATCTATCAGTATTGGGACGGTAAACGCAGAACTTGAAGTTCAATTGTCTCATCAAAACAATGTCCCCAACGCTGGAGATGTTGCAGATAGTGTCAGGATAGGTAATGGAACAAACGAATTAGCAATAAACCCAGACGGATCTATAAACGTTGGTGTTGTGCTGTTTCCAGCAGGGGCGGCTACTGAAGCAAAACAAGATACACAAATTGTTGCTTTAAATTCTATAGATACTAAATTAGATAATTTGGCAATAGAGGCCATGACAGAGGCTACAAATCCTGACAATATAATGACCGTTGGAACACTAAACGGGCAAAAAGATTCAACAAAATACGGTTTTGTTAATAACATTAAAAATCAAATATTAGCCTCACACGATAGGGTGCAAGCTGTTACTTATGTTGATTTTGGAAATAAAAATGAAAGAATTACAAAAATAGAATATAGCAGCCCGACATTTCCGGGAACTATAGCCTCTAAAAACATTGCTTATAGCTTAATTAGTAATAAATACAGAAGAGACTCAATAACTTGGGTTATCGTTTAAGGAGTATCAGGTGGGATATAAAAATTTAAATTTACTAGAAAGTGTCGTGACCACTTATGATCAAACAAAAACTACAGTTTTTGGAAGGGTTTCTGAGAGAACAGTGTTTGGAAGTCCGTCGCTAGGCCCCTCTGTTCCACATTTTGCAGATGTACTTGTGGAGTCTTCTGTTATTCCTTCTGGAGTAACCTTCCTATCTACCGTAGAAACAGGGGATATTGTTAGGGTATTTGCTATGGGAACCCCAATAGCCGGTTCAGTAGCTTTAATTCTATATAACAATAACATTAAATTGGGAACTCTTACTTATGTCGGAAAGTTGATCATTTCCTCTCCAGATATTACTACAACCACTTCTTTTCGTGGACTAGAGGTATTGGATACTGGTACCACTGGTTGGAAAGTATTTTTTAGCTATACCAATGCAGTGCTTATTAACGGTGGGATTAGTCTTCTAAACAAAATTGATTTAGCCGACTTTACTCCGTTAGGAGCTGTTTCAATTGCGCCAGCCACCGGTGATGACCAAAAAGCTAAATATTTTCTGCAAGATCCGGCTAATATTGGAGTAGGTCAATTAAACATAGCCTCTGTGGGTATGCTTTTAGATCAAGCCAATAATAAAGCCTATGTACATAACGGCACAGCAGCCACACATCAATACTATGTCTATGATACGTCAATAGCGCCTACTTTTACAGAATCTGCAATTACAGGCACAAACGCCGCGCCAGGAGTATTCACACTAACAGCCCACGGTTTTTTAAATAGCGATCCAATCTTATTTAAAACTACCGGATCTTATACGGGATTGATCACCAACACTGTTTACTTTGCAAGAAATATTACATCAAATACTTTTGAAATGTCCACTACCTCCGTCGGTGCTTCCATAAGCACGGTTGGTTCGCAAGCTGGAGTACACGTAATTGGCAGGGCATTTGGTACTACTGGGAGCAATTTTGTTACAAAAACTGGTAACTTGACCCCACTAGTCGGTGTACTACTGGCCAATAACGGTGAAAACTACGCAAATCCTCAGCACGTATCTTATGGTGCCCTGGTAGGCAATGGTTGTGCGGCTTTTGGTACTACCACTAACCTATACATGGGTAAACTTAGTGATTTAACAAGTGCCGCAACATCGTGGACTTCACTAACTACTTCAAATGTTTTAGGTAGTTTGAACGAGGTAACACTACCTACTGTTGCATTTTGTCAATTTTCCAACACTTTGGATTTGTTTGTTATTATATCAAACATATCTTTATATTACGGTAAGAGGCTGGTAAACAATGAATACCAGTTTAAAGGTGGGAGAACAAATAATTCTTATTATGAGGCTATGTCAAATACCTTTGGATCGGTTAGATTTGGGCTAACAACTGTATCTGGTTTTAATATTGGTGACGGGATTGCCATTATGGTGGGAACTACCATTGGTCAAAGAGGGTTTGTTTCTTTAGACATGTCAATTGATGAAAGAGTTGGTAGAGATAGTGTCATCACTAAAGTAATGGACACACCAAACAGTATACTAAAGGCAGTTTCTGTTATTGATAAACTAGGAGCCCTTACAGATACA